GTAAAACAGTCAATCTCAAGGCGCTCAGCCATAACCGTAGAATTTTCTTAGACAGACTGAGAGAATATAATATCCATATGGATATCATTCCCGGCAACCACGATGTTTATTACAAGAACACCAACGGCCTAAACTCTCTCAAAGAGTTAATGGGTCACTACATGAACGAGGTTGACATTCTTATGGACCCGATCGTTCGTGAGTACGAAGGTGTAAAGTTTGGTCTTGTCCCTTGGATCTGTCCTGAAAATGAGAAAGAGATCTTGACATTCTTAGACAACTGTGGCGCTGATGTTATCGGCGGCCATTTTGAGTTGGCTGGATTTGAAATGGATAAGGGTTTAGTCTGTAAAGAGGGCATGGACCCTAAACCACTACAAAAGTTTGAGACTGTTCTGTCCGGACACTTCCACACTAAGTCAAGTAAAGGCAACATCCACTACCTTGGCGCACAGATGGAGTTTTTCTGGAACGATGCACACGACCCTAAGTACTTTCATATCTATGACACAGAGACTCGTGAACTCACGGCCGTTCAAAATGATGTCACTATCTTCCATAAGATTTATTATGACGAAGACACTGTTAAGTATTTTGAGGATCTATCGTATCTTGACGGCAAATTTGTTAAACTTATAGTTAGTAACCGTTCCGACATCCAAAAGTTTGAGAGATATGTTGAACGCATCCAACAACAAAAGGTCCACGAACTGAAGATTGCTGAAGACTTCCGTGAGTTTCGTGGTGAAAATGTCTCAGATGAGGATTTAAGGGTTGACGACACGGAAACTTTAATCTATAATTACATACAAGAAGTAGAAACTGAATTAGATAAGGACCGCATTAAAACTGTTGTGTCTGAATTGATGGTAGAAGCACAGGCTGTAGAGATTGCATGATTAAATTTGAAACATTGCGTTGGAAGAACTTTCTTTCGACAGGCAACTATTTTAACGATATTAACTTCCTAGACCGTTCTACTAATCTTATTGTGGGTGAGAACGGTGCAGGTAAGTCCACAATGCTTGACGCACTATCGTTTGCATTGTTTGGTAAAGCACACCGTAAGATCACTAAGAATCAATTGATCAACACGATCAATAATAAAGATTGTGTGACTGAGGTGACCTTTACTGTTAACGGTATTAACTACCGCATCTTACGTGGCATTAAACCCGCTAAGTTTGAGATCTGGAAAGATGGTAGTATGATCAACCAGAGCTCACACGCACGAGAATACCAAGAGATTCTTGAGAAGAACATCCTACAGATGTCTCACAAGAGTTTCCACCAAATTGTTGTTCTCGGTTCGTCATCTTTTATCCCGTTCATGCAACTCAACTCAACCTCTCGGCGTGACGTGATAGAAGACCTTCTTGATATTAACATATTTTCTAAAATGAATGTGATACTCAAGGAGAAAACCTCTCTCCTCAAAGGCGAGCTCGAGAACAACAACCATTCCATTGAAATGGTTAAGACACGTATATCTTCTCAAAAGAAGTACATTCGTGACCTCACTGCTATTAACACTCAACAGCGCAAAGACAAGGAGAAGGATATTGCAGATCTCCAGTCAGAGATTGCGGAACTCAATCTTGCGAATGAGAGACTATCCGAAACCGTCAATAATTTGATGCCAACCATCACAGATAGTTTATGCAATATACGTACCAACAAGAGTAAGTTAGACGAATACTATGCCCAGTTTAAGTCGCAGGTAAAGTCTGTGGTCAAAGAGGCTAAGTTCTTTGACGATAATGAAGTGTGTCCTACATGTGATCAGGATATAGCAGAAGACTTACGCAAAAGTAAGAAAGACGCTGCGACCTCTAAGGCAAAAGAATTGAAGTCTGCGATGGATAAAGCTGAGGTTCAACAGAAACAATATCAAGAAGAGATTGATCTCTTAGAAGAACAGATGGCCAGTTGTCTTGCAGATCAGAATACGCTGAACAACAACAATCAAACTATCGGTCGTCTACAACGATCCATCGGTAAGATTCAACAAGACTTGCAGAACATGGTTGACAGCGATGGTGATATGGGCCAAGCTAATACGGATCTAACTACGTTGGACTCTGAATTACACGGGTTGACCGATGATAAATTTAAATTGACCGAAAGATCTTCGTACAATCGTATTGCAAGTGAGTTACTGCGAGATACTGGTATTAAGACCAAGATTATCCGACAGTACATTCCGGTCATTAATGAGTTGACCAACAAGTACTTACAGATTCTAGATTTCTTTGTCCACTTTGAGTTGGACGACAGCTTCAGTGAGACTATCCGGTCACGTTACCGCGACACGTTCTCATATGATTCTTTCTCCGAGGGTGAGAAACAACGTATCGATTTGTCCCTACTATTCACTTGGCGACAAATAGCCAAGATGAAAAATTCTGTGTCGACCAACCTGTTGATCCTTGATGAGACTTTTGATTCGTCTCTCGATGGGGAGGGTGTCGACAACCTTATGAAGATTATTGACACATTAAAAGAAGACACTAATGTGTTTGTAATCTCACACAAGACTGAACTTGAAGATGCCCACTTCGAACGCAAGCTTACGTTTGTTAAGGACAAAAACTTCAGTCGAATGAGAGAAACCACTTGACAAGTGGGTGTAAAGTGTTATATAATGTGCAACATATTAACTGAGGAAAGACCTAATGGAACTATCTAGTCGCACGGTCGAGATCTTGCGTAACTTCTCGACTATCAATCCAAACATTGTAGTCAATGGCGGTAACGTCTTGAAGACTATGTCTATCGCAAAAAACATCGTATCTCGTGCTGAGATCGAAGAAAACTTCCCGAACACATTTGGAATTTATGATCTGTCAGAATTCTTGTCTGTGTTGTCTCTCGTAGACAATCCTTCAATTACTTTCGGAGATAACTTCTGCACCGTGTCCGATGGCAGTGGCCTTTCTTCGGTTAAGTACTTCTACTCTGATCCAGAGATGCTTTCTGCACCCAAGAAAGATATCGTGATGCCTGAGTGTGAGGTCAAATTTATACTCACAAACGAGACACTAAGTAAGATCAAACGTGCGTCGTCTGCTCTTGGATATGACAACATATCAATCCGTCCCAATGGGAACTCTATTGAAGTGTCTGTGATCGATACCAACGATTCCACATCAAACTCATACTCTATCTTGGTTGAAGGTCAGTTCCCTGTGGACGCAGACTTCAACTTTGTTATGGGTGTGGGTAACATGAAGTTGTTGGGAGAAGACTATGAGGTGTCGGTCTCAACTAAGTTGATCTCACACTTCCGATCAATTAATTCTAACACGCAATATTTCATTGCACTTGAAAAGTCATCAACATACGGAGCTTAACATGACTGAAGAACAAACAACATTTAACGAACTTGCAAATCGCGTGTCACGTTCCTGTGTCGCGGTTGTAGATACCGTCGTCACTCGTGGTGGTTTCAAAGGTGAAGAACTCACTACTATCGGACAGTTGCGTGACCAAGCAATTCAGGTTGTGGCTCTTTACGAGACTCTCACGCAACAACAGGCAGAAGAATCTGCCAAGTAACCAGTTTGGGTTCGTGGGTGACCTGTTGCCTGCGAATGATTTTTTTATAATGTTTATATACCCACGAACCCCTTTTTTATGAAACTATATGATCCCCTGATTGCAAAAGAAACATCTATCCACGTTGCTCTTGGGACGGTCATCAATTACCCACTTAACATCTTCTACACATGGCTAGCGGTTGTTAAGTGGGGAATTACGGATCCTTTAACTCTGTCCACAATTCTTACTGTTGGAATATCGTTTGTAGCGTTCACTCGCATATACATAGTAAGGTCCCTTACAGAAAGAAGTAAGGAAAAACTGAAACAGAACATGCCGCTATAGCTCAGCTGGTAGAGCAACTGACTTGTAATCAGTAGGTCCCGCGTTCGATTCGTGGTGGCGGCACCATCTTCGGAGATTCCGTGAATATCACTACAAAAATGTCAGATGTGTTTGCAAGATCAATGACCTCTTTCTTTAGGTTTTTTGCAGACACGTTCTTCCGGCGAAACTATGGCAAACGCGCTCTCATTTTAGAGACAGTTGCTGGAGTGCCGGGCATGGTTGGTGGAATGTTAACCCACTTGTATAGTCTACGCAGACTACAGAAGGGTAACGGCACCAAGATCCAAGAACTGTTAGACGAAGCCACTAATGAACGCAAGCACTTAATGTTCTTTATGGAAATAGTTCATCCTTCTGTTCTAGAGAGGGTTCTCATTATTTTTGTTCAGTTTATCTTCTGGCATTATTATCTTTTGATGTATATGTTGTTTCCCCGTACTGCGCATCGCATGACTGGGTACTTTGAAGAAGAGGCTGTAAATAGTTACACCAGTTACTTGGCACTAATATCTGCAGGGGAGATTGAGGATGTTCCTGCCCCACAAATTGCCATTGACTATTACGTAGATCTTGAAGAGGGTGCAATGCTCTCTGATATGATTGTTTGTGTCCGTCGTGATGAAATGCACCACGCCAAAGTCAATCACGCTTATGCGGATGAACGCATATAATCTTTATTGATTGTTCACATTGTAAAAATTAATTGACATTATTAACTGTAATCGCATAAATAAATTATGCGAGAGGTTTACTTGAAGGGAGAAATGTAGTATAATACTCCCTACAACTTTTATTATATTATGAGGTACGAATGAGTAATGAATTTCTCTGGGTTGAAAAATACCGTCCCACCGCTGTGTCGCAGACTATTCTGCCTGCGGAGTTAAAAACAACTTTTCAAAACATCGTTAAAGGCGGAGAACTGCCTAATATGATGTTTGCAGGGAGTGCAGGTACGGGTAAAACTACTGTTGCCAAAGCTATCTGTGATGAGTTGGATCTTGACTACATCGTAATCAACGGATCAGAAGAAGGCAATATTGACACCCTACGCGGGAAGATCAAGCAGTTTGCCTCTTCGGTGTCCCTGTCTGGTGGGTACAAGGTTGTTATCCTAGATGAGGCGGACTATCTCAATCCACAGTCCACACAGCCCGCGTTGCGTGGGTTTATTGAAGAGTTCTCAAAGAACTGTCGTTTCATTATGACGTGCAACTTTGAGAATCGTATTATTGAACCTCTCCACTCGCGATGTTCCAAGTATTCGTTTAACTTTAGTAAGACTGATCTTCCGGAGCTCTGTGGCGACTTCATGTCACGGGTTGTTGATATTCTAAAATCTGAAAACGTTGAGTATGAGAAATCGGTCGTTGCGCAGATCATTATGAAACATGCTCCAGACTGGCGACGTGTTCTTAATGAATGTCAGCGCGGAACAATATCAGGAACACTCAACACCGTTCCCGATAAACAGACCGATATCTCCGACACATACACGCAGTTGTTTACTTCTTTACGCGACAAAAACTTTAAGAAGATGCGATCTTGGGTTGTCAACAATCTTGATCTAGAACCCACGGCGATATTTCGTGGTTTATATGATAGGATGTATGATCATGTTGACCCGAATAGTATACCTCAGTTGGTTCTCATTCTGGCTGACTATCAGTACAAGAATGCGTTTGTTGCGGACCATGAGTTGAATTTAGTTGCTTGTCTCACTGAATGTATGGCAAACGTAGAGATCAAAGCATGAGTCCATTTGAGTTTGTGACCAGTATTAATAACACAAAAATTAATCTTATGGACAAAGATGAGGACGTGGAGACTAAATATAACTCGTTTCTCGTAAACAGGTCTTTATCATATTTTCCAGATACTGTAATTATGTCGAATGAAATGAACAGATTACATCATCTAGATGCGAAGATGCAATACGACTTTCTTATAAATATTGTACGTAAGAAGAAACGATTCTCTAAATGGGATAAGCCTGAACAACGAGACGACTTGGAGTGTATTAAGGAATATTTTGGGTATAGTGAATCAAAAGCGAAACAAATTATTGGGCTCTTGACAGAATCACAAATAAAAACTATCAAAAATAAGGTATCCAGAGGTGGAAGAGAATAATCTAGTTCAATGGAACTCCGACATGATGTTAGAAATCACGTTGGCAGAACCAGATGACTTTTTAAAGGTCAGAGAAACACTAACGCGTATAGGGGTTGCTTCGCGTAGAGATAATACCCTATTCCAATCATGCCATATCTTGCACAAGCAGGGTAGGTACTTTATCGTCCATTTTAAGGAGTTGTTCTTGTTGGACGGCAAGAAATCTAATCTAGAAGTTTCAGACATGGAACGACGTAACACTATCGCCACTCTGCTTGCAGATTGGGGCTTAGTTGCAATAGTTAATAAAGACGTTGCACTTGACTGTGCTCCGATGAGACAGATCAAGATCATCTCATACAAAGACAAGTCCAACTGGAACTTGCAACCGAAGTATAATATTGGAAACAACTGATAATGTCAGAATATTATGGTATTTTTGACGATCGTGATGAGAACATTCGGACCAAAACACCATTCATAGGAAACTTGCCGTTTGATATGGAAGAGACCTATAATTGGAATGAGTACATGCAAATGATGGACTCGCATCCGAATGATCTCTACGATCGCAACTCAGACAAAATGCGTATAGGATTAAATTCGTTTCATAGTCGCGGTAGTGCACCGGACTTTGCGAAAAAGATCTATGAAGAAATGCAGGATGTCTTCGCGCTTCACGCAAACAAAATCACGAACATTGCGTTTAGTGGTTTTGGTCGTGCAAGCGGATCTTATCCATGGCACAAAGATTCTATGGATGTGTTCTTAGTTCAGGTTATTAGTACGGTCGGTCTAAAAGTAGAAGGCATAAACAATAATGAACCGTTTGACTTTGAGCCAGGCATGTATGTGTATTTGCCTAGAGGAACTCACCATCAAGTGTTTCCTAAAGTTTCGCGAGTATCATTCTCATTCGGGGTAGAAGGAAGCCCAGATCCGTCAATGTACTACTAAGGACAAGATATGACAGATAACAAAAACAACATTGTTTCGTTTTCTGAAGTAGCTAAAAAGAAATTAGAGAAAGAAAAAGAATTAGATTTTTATTACAGACACTTGGACATGTGCTTGCAGAAGCAAGCGTTCATAGAAATGGACATCAAGGTCACAAAAGAAATCATCGACATGATCGAAAATGAAAGGGTTGTGTTGGTTGATGATTCTGTCCCTATTATAGAGATAGATGATGACGACTATGATCCTTTTGCGTGACATATTCACAAATTATATGTTACTTTTAGTATCATAACTCGTATATATAGTAACGAGTGTGCCGAATGTTTCGGGCACTCTTTTTAAACTTGCTTAATTTTAAGGAGTCACAACATGACATTAACAGCAAAACAACTGTTCCCACGTTCAGCATTCGTCGGATTTGATACTATGATCGACGAATTGGATAGAGTCGCACGACACTCGGGTGATACGTTCCCCCCGCATAACATTCTAAAGACGGGAGAGGATCAATACCTAATCGAGTTAGCAGTCGCCGGATTCACGGAAGACGAACTCGAGATCGAAGTAAAGAACCGTACACTTAGCATTCGAGGGTCTGTAAACGACACTAGAGAGTATATTCATAAAGGCATTTCGACGAAGAGATTTGAACGTCAGTTCCGTCTGTCGGAGTATGTTGAAGTAATGGGAGCTGATTTCAGGAACGGGTTACTTGCCATCCAATTGGAGGTAATAATCCCTGAAAGTCAGAAGCCTCGTAAAGTAACAATTAATTCGGGTGTCACTTATCAATCGACCCCGCAACTTTTAAACGAGGAGAGCAACAATGGAGAAGAGCAACCGAGCCAACTCTAGGTTAGAGGAGATGGGTTGGATGTTCGCAGGACTATCAAGTGTATTCGTGGTAGCCGTCTGTGTCCAACAACTAATGTAATAAATAAGGGGGAGTAACATCCCCCTTTTTTGTGAGTCATATGAAAGCAATACAAATTGTTATGAAAGGAGACGAACGGTCTGAAGAGTACGCAGAACTCTCCCGTCAGTCTTTCCAACGCGCTATCGACGAAGGTTACATCGACTCTATTGAAACCTTTGACGCAATCACCCCACAATCTGATACGTTTCAAGAACATGTAGATAAGTATGTTTGGTCTAAAAGTCTTATGACTTTAGACACATTATCAGGCAAAGAAAAAGATGACCACTCCCCTACAGAGAAGGCTGGGATGTGTTCTCACTGGGATTTGATGCGCCAACAGGGCGAGTCAGAAGAAAAGTTCTGGATCATGGAACATGACACTTGGTTGGTGGAAGAGAGGTATGAATCCTTTAAACTACTCGCTGAGTACGCAGAGAACACGCTCTACGCGAATATAGGACTGTTCATGGGTATGTATTGCATGGATCAAAGATTTGCGCACTGGGGATACCACATGCTCTTGAACAATGCATTTCCTATCAACTGTGGGCCCTATTGTGTGATGCAACGTCTTTTCAGAACATACACTACACGTCATCTAGAACTACCAGAAATTAATTATTATGGAATCAAAAATACCGCTTTACATCCTTGGACCAAATGTGATACTATAGGTGTTGGTCGAGATATCGGGATTTATTTTAATTATCCTGATCGTCATATGACAGGAATCCCTACACCGACGACACAGGTGATTTCAAAACGCCTTTCAGTCACACAGGATCATCATGGATATAGTGATAAAAAGATACAGGAACCTTGGAATAGACATAAATTTTTTCACGTTATTGATTGACATACGCATAATTTGGGTGTATAATTCACCACATGACTAAATTTTATACCTCTGTGCTGCGTATGGGCAGCAACATTCTTTATCGTGGATATGACAACGGCAAGCAAGTCAAGTTGCGCATTCCATTTAAACCCAAACTTTACGTGACCGGCGACAGCCCATCTGAGTGGAAAACTCTGGAGGGCACTTCTGTTGTAGAAGTACAGTTTGACTCTATGCCAGAGGCGACAGAGTTTAACAAAAAATATGCTGATGTCTCCAACTTCAAAGTTTATGGAAACACCAATTATACTGCACAATTTATTGCAGAGAATTTTCCTAATAAGATCAAGTATGACCGCGACTTGGTCCGCGTTTTAAATATTGATATTGAGGTGGCGTCCGATCAAGGGTTCCCCGAACCGGCTGAAGCTGCGCACCCAATTATCTCAATCGCCATTCGTAAGAACGATGGTAACTACTGGGTCTGGGGTCTTAATGACTACACGCCTACGCGTGAGGATGTTCTGTTCATCAAGTGCGACAATGAGATTGATCTGGTCCGCAAGTTCGTAGATCACTTCCAGCGTTACTCTCCCGATGTCATCACTGGGTGGAACACCCGATTCTTTGATATGCCTTACATCATCAACCGTTGTGTTAAACTATTTGGTGACGACACGTTACTAAAACGACTCTCGCCTTGGGGCGCAGTGCGTGAACGTAAGACCAAGATTAATGGCAAGGAGAATCAAGAATACATCATTGAAGGCGTTGAACAACTGGATTATCTTGAGGTCTTTCGGAAGTTTACTTACAACACTTTAGGCCAACAAGAATCGTATCGTCTTGACCACATTGCGCACGTTGTTCTTGGAGAACGCAAACTCTCTTACGAAGAACATGGTAACCTTTTCACTTTGTATAAAGAGGACTATCAAAAGTTCATTGACTATAACATTAAAGACGTGGAGTTGGTACATAAGATTGATGAGAAACTTGATCTGATCTCACTGATCCTCACGATGGCTTATAAGGCAGGAGTGAACTATAACGACACTCTGGGCACTACTAATATCTGGGACTGCATCATCTATCGTATGTTGACAGAACAAAAGATTGTTGTGCCCCCCAAGACGGAGAAACCTAAAACACCATATCCCGGCGGTTATGTAAAAGATCCGCAGGTAGGTTCGCACGACTGGGTCACCTCTTTTGACTTAAACTCTCTATATCCAAACATCATCGTACAGTACAACATGTCGCCAGAGACCGTTATAGATGGTCTGGACGTGAGGGCAAGTGTGGATAGTTTCTTGGATGGTAGTTGTGTCATTGACGGTGAAGGGTTCTCTCTTGCGCCTACGGGCGTCCGATTCTCCCACGATCGCAAAGGTGTTGTCCCTACAATTATTGAACAATACTCGGCCGAACGTAAAGTGATAAAACGCGAGATGTTAGATGCCGAGAAAGAACTGCAGAAGAATCCCTCTAAACAATTAGAGTACCGAATTGCCTCTCTTAACAACCAACAGATGGCCATTAAGATTTTGATGAACTCTCTTTATGGTGCATTGGGTAACAAGTGGTTCCGTTACTTTGATCAGAGAGTCGCCGAGTCAATTACTGCTGCTGGTCAGTTGGTGATTAAATGGGCGGAGAGAGCTGTAAACAATGAGATGCAGAAGATACTAGGGACCGATGAAGACTATGTTGTGGCGATTGACACCGATTCTGTTTATATTAGGATGGGGGGTCTTGTTGATAAGTTCAGTCCCAAGAATCCTGTAAAGTTTCTGGATAACATCTGCAACGATCACTTTGAGCCAGTTCTAAACAAGGCCTATCAACAACTTGCTGATGTGACAGGTGCGTATGATCAACGTATGGTCATGGAACGAGAGGTGATTGCGGATCGTGGCATCTGGATGGCCAAGAAGAGATATATCCTCAACGTCCACAATTCGGAGGGCGTACAGTTTGCTGAACCCAAACTCAAGATGATGGGTATTGAGGCGATCAAGTCGTCCACGCCGCAGGTTGTTCGTGACAGGTTTAAACAGATCTTCCGTGTGATCATCGAGGGGACCGAAGGAGACACACAGTCGTTTATTCGCAACTTCAAGTCGGATTTTAAATCTCTCCCGCCAGAAGATGTGTCTTTCCCGCGTGGTGTATCAGACTTGATTAAGTGGACAGACCGCGAAATGATTTACAAGAAAGGCACACCTATCCACGTTCGGGGTGCGTTGTGTTTCAATAATGCGATTAAGTCACAGGGACTGTCCATCAAGTATGAGTCGGTTAAACAGGGTGAGAAGATTAAGTTTGTGTATCTGAAGGTTCCAAACAAACTGGGAGAAAATGTCGTTTCGTTTCCACTAAATCTTCCGGAGGAACTGGGTCTGCACAAACACATTGATTACGACACAATGTTTAACAAAACATTCCTTGATCCATTAACCCCTATTCTAGATGCTGTTGGGTGGACTGCAGAACCGGCTGCAACTCTAGAAGATTTTTTCGCTTGACATATATAATTTATTACCGTATAATATCAGATTATGAAAACAGTAAAAAGAGAATCTTTTGACAGAAAAGAAGATGGTGAGTGGGGCTTGACAAAGACTTGGACTTTGTGTTATACTCCCATTTCCTTTGATGAAGTAGATGAAGTTTCTGAAGAGATACGTAAGGTATTAAGACCAGAACTACTGTCTTCTAAATATAAAGAGGATAACGAGACCAATCCTTTATTTGGTCATTGTTATCATTCTACTCAGGCCATGTATATCATGCTTGATGGTGATGAGAAAGATGATCTCATATCATATAGTGGTACAGATGAACTGGGGAATATACATTGGTGGTTGAATCATAACGATACAATCATCGATGTTACGGCGGGTCAATATGACCTTATGGAATGTGATCCGCCTTATGGTGAAGGTAACCCAACAAAGTGGTACGGTTGGAGATACCGATTCCATAAACGGTCAATGGGTTTGGTTCAAGACGTTCAAGGTGGTAAACTTGTGTGTACTGATCCGGATGGTAATGTAATTTCTATCAGAAAGCCCTTGCCAAACACACTTTAAGTGTGGTACTATATACAAATACTGATCCCTAAAGGACAGTGTATTGAAACTAAACTAACTCACGACTAAATCGGAGAGACAAAATGTCAAAAAACAAGGTAACAAATATAACTTCTTCACGTGGCGCTGATGGTACATTGAAGACAAAGGCCCAAAACAAGAAGAAGTGGATTATAAATCTGAAGGAACGCACCTTCAACGAACAAGATGTTGAAACCTACGAGTGGTTATACGAGACTCTATGGTCCGAATCTGAACCAAAACACTTTGGTGATGAAATCCACCCAGCCATCCGCTTTTCGCACTTCGAACTGAAACCCATAAAATCGACCGTTGCTCAGGATCACCGCAAAGGTGGCCGTGTCAAGGATCCAAAGAATGTGTTTCGTTCTTTGGATAAGGGTTTTAAGTTAACCGAACTTCCACCTTCGGAACTACGTGTCGGTACAACCGACACTCAGTTGACCGGAGATACACGTAAAGAGTACTTCTCAGCGAACGGTCATGAAAACTACATTGCTGCCATTTACGTACCTGTAGAAGGCGCAACTGAGTGGGAAGTCGAGGATGCTATCTCTTACATGGGTCAGACCCTACAAGAGGAACCCGCATCTAACCCGAACTCAATGGAAGATGTAAAGGATGCACTGACTGTTCAGGCGACTATCTTTAAAGAGTCTGGAGGTAAGGCAGGTGTTAACCCACTAAGCATTGAGGATCTTCTTGCACGTACTGAACGCATTGGTTTTAGGTTTACTGAGGGTAAGCGCCACGATATCGCCTACTCTGTCTACAACCAGTTCAACCCTTCTACGCCAGTTGCGTCGTGGTCTTCGAACCCTAAGGCTCACTTCCAGATCAAGGCCTACATGACGCAATTCAAGTTGCAGAATTCGAAAGATGGCAAGGTCATCTATATGTGTGCGGCTGCTTCGACTATCTCAAAGGTATTTACTTCTGCTTTACGTAAGGCAGCAGCGAATCCAAATGCAGAGATACGAATTGTTTTGCATACAAGTACTCTTACTGGCACAGACCCTCTGACTTCTTTCGAGACCGTTGCAAAAAACAACATTGACAAGTTCAATACTTTTATGTCAGATGCCAACATTGTATTGAATGGTGATGGTAACTCGCGTATCAGCATATACGGACTCCTACCGGCTGTTGGTTCTGCACACTCTTTCGATGAACCAGTCCTGTATGATCCGATCACAGAGACACTTTACCAACGCAAGGGCAATTACTTTTGTGACATCTCAACTGAAGATGATCAGTAAGTAACAAGGGGACGAAAGTCCCCTTTTTTGTGTCTTGACAGTTGACACTTTATTTGATATAATGTGTTTCGTAATGGGAGTAATACATGATTCTATCTAAGCAAGACGCAATCCATGCGGCGAATGTCTTTTCTGATTTCTTTGGCAGTTTCGATCGCATCGACGAATACCAACGTTCTATCAAAATGGATCGTATGGCAACCTTTCCAGCATCTCTGCCTGGCATGGGCCCAGAGACAGATTTGTTTGACGACTTCTCTATTCATCCCAACGACATGGAATTCTCAATATACGAGTGTCGTCAGGATCACTTCATGACATATATGGAGATCACGACATCCGCGCCAGTCGAGTCGTCGATCCCAGGCAAACAACTTCTCTACATCGTCAAAGAGAAGAACACTGGTCAAGTATTTGGGATGATCCGTTTTGGGTCACCTACGATTAATTCGCGTCCACGTAACGAATGGTTGGGTGCGCCTCTTGACACCATGAATCCAGATGTTATGAAAAGATTTAACAAGTCTGCTATAATGGGTTTTAATATTGTTCCTGTCCAGCCCGTAGGATATAACTACCTTGGTGGTAAACTGTTGGCGGGCATTTGTTGTTCGCATCTAGTGCGTCGTGCGTTAAACAAAAAGTACGATGCAAACATATGTCTTTTCGAAACAACTAGTTTGTATGGTTCCTCTAAGTCATCATCGATGTATGATGGTATGCGGCCGTTCTTACGTCACAACGGATTGACAGACAGTAACTTTGCACCGTTGATCAACGATACCAAGTTCCGAACACTGAACGACTGGTTCAAGGAACGCAACGAGGGTGAGTATCTGGTTCCCGCCGATGCGTCATCTCGTAAACTGAAGACACAGACAAAGATGGCTTCAATCATCAAGTCTTCGCTCAAGGGCGTGGACGATACTGCATATCAAAAATTCTGTCAGACCTTCCTTGATGCTAAGGGTCTGACAGAACGTAAGCGTTCGTATTATAGCACATATGGTCATGAGGCTCAGTCGGTTAAAGATTACATGAATTTGAAAACTGATGAACTCAAACTAGCAGAAAACTTTGACAGATTCGAAGTTGAGAATATCATTGAGTGGTGGAAGAACAAGGCGTCTAAACGTTATGAGACCCTTAAGTCCGAAGGTAGACTACGCACGACAGTTGAGACTTGGAATACTAATCCCGAAGATATTGACATCATAAGATGACATACGAACTAACAATTTTTAAAAACCAGTTTGATAACAAGACACATCGTCGTACCACGTTTATGTCGTGGATGGACTTCGTGGTGTGTCTTCGTGATTCTTACACTAAGCCAGGAGAGAAAGGTGGTCCTAATAGTTCTCCTCTTCTTACTCCTGCTGTGTTCGACGTGGGTACGACGCGTAGTAACAAGTCTGTTCTTTATTGGAGTAGTTGGTGTTGCGTTGATGTGGATGACCCTATTGACGGTTGCCGTGATACTGAGTCCTTAAGAACTTGGTTGCAACGTCAGTATGGTCAGTATGACTATGTCGTTTATAATACAGCAGGGTGTAGAAGAGATAATCTTAAATTTCGCATTATATTCCGTCTGGATGAACAGATTGAGAATGCTCGTATAAAACCGTTTTGGCACGCCCTCAACACCGAACTGGGTGATTTGGGCGATCCACAGACTAAAGACCTCGCACGTATGTACTATGCGCCAGGCCAGTATAAGGACGCTTATAGTTTCTTTATTGTTAACTCAGGTGGGTCTGCCCTCAACGCATCTGAGTTGATTGCAAAACATCCTTATCACGAGAAGACTGGGAATTCTTTCCTAGATAGACTGCCGCCAGAGATGCAGAAGGCGATAATACAGCATCGTAAAGACAGTCTAAATAACACCGACTACCGATGGTCGTCTTATCGTGACTGTCCTTTCTGGCCCCGTAGGTTGGGTGCGGAATATCAACAGATCACGGAAACGGGATGGTATTCCAAGATGTATAAGATTATGATTGCGATTGCAGGTAATGCATACTCTAAGGGATATCCGATCAGCGCAAAACAGATTTCGGACTTGTGCCGTGAGTTTGACAGTGAGACTGGTAATTGGTATGAGAATAGACCCTTGACCGTAGAGGCGGACAGGGCATTAGAATTTATATACAGGAATAATTGATATGGAACGAGTATTAGTTACGGGCGCTGCAGGGTTTATCGGTTCTCAACTTTCAAGAAGGTTGATGGATCGTGGACTTGTGGTAAAAGGGATTGACAATTTTAACAACCACTTATACAGCCCCGTGTTAAAACGTGATCGTATGGTACACTTCGGCCTTGATATTTGGGGATGTGACCTACGAGATGAGATCAAACTAGAAGCTCTTTTACGAGACTTTCAACCAGACACTATTGTCCACTTAGCTGCAATGGCAGGTGTGCGAGACTCTCTAGGCAAAGAAAAGAGTTATCACGCAAACAATATTGACGGTACACAGAATCTAATTGATGTTTGTAAAAAACACATGCCAGACACACGTATCCTGTATGCATCAACATCTTGCATCTATGCCGGCGCACCAGTGCCATGGGTGGAGGGTAAAGAACACGGTAAACAACTGAACGCGTATGGTTATACCAAGTGGGCAAACGAGTGTCAGATGCAGTCGTCTGGTCTCAATACTGTCGGTCTGCGGTTCTTCACAGTCTATGGTCCTTGGGGTCGTCCGGATATGGCGTTGTTTGACTTCACTAAGAATGTTCTTGCGGGTAATCAAATAACTGTTTATAACTATGGCGATATGAAACGCGACTTTACGTATGTGGATGACATCAATGATGGAATTGAAATTGTCTTGGACAATAAGGATATTCCGGCCGGTGAGATCTTTAACATTGGCCGCGGCGAACAGGTCCCGTTGATGGACTTTATTTCAGAGATTGAGAAGAATACTGGCAAAGAAGCTGACAAGAACTTGGCACCAAAACATCCCGCTGACACCAAAGAAACTTGGTCAAACACAGAGAAACTTCAGGCGTTAGGATATCAACCGAAGGTGAGTATCGCAGAGGGTGTCGCAAAATTCTATGAATGGTATAAAGAATATCACGAGGTGACTAATGCCGAGTAACCCAACAAAAGAACCGACAATATTTCGGTTGGGCATAGTAGGTCACGGTTTTGTTGGACAAGCTGTAGAGTATGCATTTACTCATCCGATTGTTCAGTTTAGATTATATGATCCAAAATACAATACAGATGTAGAAGAACTGAAAGAGATGGATCGCGAAGATCATCCGCAGTGTTTTTTCATTTGTGCTCCGACTCCGTCCAATGACGATGGGTCAGTCAACTCCTCTATTGTTGAGACTGCAGTCATTAAGTGTCTGAACTACACAGACGCTATGGTCGTTGTCAAGTCAACTATTACGCCAGATGTGGTGCATCGTTTGTACTCTGCGATGAACGAAGAGCAGAAAGACCGATTTGCATATAACCCAGAGTTCCTCACAGAGAAGAATGCTAAGGCAGATTTTGTTTCTGCAGATTTCCATGTTATTGGTGGTACGCCGTCTGCAATTATGGAGACGATTGATATTTACGAAATCTTCAGTTCGTGTGAGTCAAATGACTATCACAAGATGACTGCATATGAGGCCTCATTCGTTAAGTATACTATCAACTCTTTCTTATCAACCAAGGTCACGTTCTTTAATCAACTATATGATCTTGTCAACTTATATGGTTGTAACTACAATACTATCGTTCGCGCTGTGGGTAAAGACGACCGCGTTGGGATGGGTCACACAAGAGTGCCTGGCTTTGATGGTAAACGAGGATTCGGTGGTGCCTGTCTTCCAAAAGATACGAGAGCGTTTCTGAATTTCTCCACACATGATCATGAAGATGGTGGGGTAATAAGTTTTGATTTGTTGCAAAAAGTACTTGACATCAACACGTCTTATCGTGTACAATATGACCTCGATGAACGTGAAAAAGTTAATAACATTACATTTGTAGATTTTGGAGCTAAGAATGTCAATAATGGACAAACTGAAGAAGAACTCGAAGATTAAAGAGACTTCTACTTTATCAACGAGTAAATTCTTCACAGAAAAAGATATGGTTCCGACCGACGTTCCGATGGTGAACGTCGCGTTATCCGGTTCCGTAGACGGTGGCATCTCGCCTGGGCTGACTGTCCTTGCTGGACCATCTAAGCACTTCAAGACATCATTCGCATTACTTATGGCGGGTGCATATCTCAACGCGAAACCAGACGCAGTCATGTTGTTCTATGATTCAGAGTTCGGTTCGCCTCAGTCATACTTCACTCAGTTCGGTATCGATACGAGTCGTGTGTTGCACACACCGATTGCAAACGTTGAAGAACTCAAGTTTGATATGATCAACCAGTTAGAGAACCTTGACCGCGAAGATGATGTCATTATTGTCATCGACTCTATCGGCAACCTTGCGTCTAAGAAAGAGTTGGAAGACGCACTCAATGAAAAGGGTGTCGCAGACATGTCACGTGCGAAGGCACTGAAAGGTCTGTTCCGTATGTCAACACCATACCTTGCGATGAAGAACATTCCGATGCTTGCAATCAATCACACTTATAAAGAGATTGGTTTGTTTCCAAAAGATATCGTGAGTGGTGGTACTGGCATCTATTACTCTGCTGACAACATCTGGATCATCGGCCGTCGTCAAGAGAAGCAGGGTACGGAGATCGTTGGTTATGATTTTGTGATCAATGTAGAGAAGTCCCGATATGTCAAAGAGAAGTCAAAGATTCCGATTGGCGTCTCGTGGGAAGGTGGAGTGCAGAAGTATTCAGGACTACTTGATGTTGCGCTCGCTGGTGGTTATGTTATTAAGCCTTCTAACGGGTGGTATCAAAAAGTTGACACATCTACAGGTGAAGTCATTGGGACTAAAGTACGAACAAAAGATACCCTGAACGGAGAGTTCTGGGAACCTGTTTTTGAAACAACTAACTTCGCAGACTTTTTACAGAAGACCTATAAGATCGGGTATTCTAGTGAAGTCAATGCAGAACTTATTGGAGAACTGGAGGAAGCATGAGTGAATTAAACCTAGACAAACCGTCAGAGTTTCTAGATTATAAACTGGAACCTGTTGTTGTTGAGAACAAGGATGCGTGGAATGTTAATCTTTTACGTGAGCCCTATGAAGATGTTACTATCCGGTATAATAATGTTAAAATTGATGCCGATAACGCACAGATAACTTTTAACTTTGATGTTATTGACACACCCGACACAAGCGTGTATAATATTGAAAATACTGGACTTCAGCAGTTTGCAGCCGAAGTACTACAAGATATCTTAGATGCGGCGGTTAACACATATGACAGAAATAAATCTACAACAGACGATTCTACGGAATCTACTGACTAACGATTCTTATATGAGGAAGGTCGCTCCCTTCCTCTCTCCCGAATACTTTGAAGGGGTCTACAAAGGCCTTTTCAAAGAGTTCACTACTTATATTGCTAAGTTTAATAATCTGCCCAGTAAAGAAGCTCTGAAAATTGAGATTGATGCGGCAGATCGTTTATCAGATGATCACTATCGTGTTGCGATGGAGATACTCCCCGACATCTTTAAGTATGCGGAAGAAGATCTTTCGTGGTTAGTGGAGCGCACTGAGAAGTGGTGTCAAGACCGTGCGGTATTCAATGCAGTTATGGAATCTATAACTATTATTGATGGTAATCACCAGTCACTGTCTCGCAATGCGATACCCGACGTTCTCTCTAAGGCGTTGTCAGTGACGTTTGATACTAACATTGGTCACGACTACCTTGAATCGGTGGACGCACGTTATGACTTTTATACGCAGGATGAGGAACGCCTTCCATTTGATCTGGATTACTTTAACCGGATTACTAAGGGTGGACTACCTAATAAGACCCTCAACATCGCACTGGCGGGTACGGGTGTCGGTAAATCTCTCTTCATGTGTCATTGTGCTG